ATTAAAGGCTACGACGGAGAACTTTCCCCAGATGCCATTAGGGATGCCGCTGTTGAGGCGCAACTGATTAGTCCCCCAGATTCCACCCCTAGCAGAGAAGAAGCAAACGCTTGGCAACGAACCGCAAAAATTGCGGCAGGAACCCAAACAACGCAACCACCTGTTGACTGGACTCGAAGGCTTAACGACGCACGAAGCCCTCAAGAAGTAGATTCAATCCTGGCAGAAGCACGAATAGCACTACAAAATTCGTAACAACTTCTACACAAAGGAAAAATAATCATGGCAGGCGAAACCCAACTCTCGTCTCTGTCTGTTGACCAGGTAGCATTTGACCGTCTCGCATATTTTGCGTTGCGTTCAGAACTCTTGTTCGACCAGGCAGCAGACGTACAACCAGTACAGCAGGCAATGCCAGGAACTGGCGTCACATTCACCATCTTCAGTGACATTGCAGCAGCAACGTCAACACTGAACGAAGTGACCGACGTTACACCTACAGCATTGTCCGACAGCCAAGTAACCGTAACTCTTAACGAATACGGTAACGCAGTTGTCACCACAGCCAAGTTGCGCGGAACAGCGTTCTTGGATGTTGACTCAGCAGCAGCAAACATCATCGGTTACAACGCAGGCGATTCAATCGACCAAGTTGTTCGTGAAGTGCTTGCAGGCGGAACCAACGTGGTATACGCAACAGGTGGTTCTTCAACACCAACGAGCCGTGTATCAGTTTCGGCTGATGACGTACTTGCCGCTGACGACGTTCGTAGGACCGTCGCACAGTTGCGTGGAGCAAACGTAGCAACCTTCAACGGTTCTTACATCGGCTTCATCCATCCAGACGTTTCATACGACTTCCGTTCAGCAACGGACGCAGCCGCATGGCGTACCCCAGCAAACTATGTCAACCCAGAGGGTATCTACAATGGCGAAATCGGCTTGTTTGAGTCGGTTCGTTTCATTGAGACACCACGTGCCAAAGTGTTCGAGAACGCTTCGAACGGTACCAGCACAACTGGTGCAGTTGACGTGTATTGCACACACATCATGGGTCGTCAGGCTCTTGCTAAGGCATACTCAGCACAAGATGGTAACGGCGCAGTGCCGAAGATTGTTCGCGGTAACGTGACCGACCTTCTCATGCGTTTGCAGCCTTTGGGTTGGTATTGGCTTGGTGGCTACGGTCGCTTCCGTGAGGCAAGCCTCCGTCGCATTGAGTCTTCTTCCTCAATTGCAACTAACGTCTAATTAGTTAGACAAGGCTTTAGCCCCCTGCTTCGGCGGGGGGCTTTTGCTTTTGGTATAGTATGTTGAACGAAAGGTTTGTATGTCTATTTCGAACTACGCTGAGTTAAAGATTTTGGAACACACGACTGGTAAGACTGCGTGGACTATGCCAACGAACGTGTATGTGAAGTTGCATACGGCTGATGCTGGTGAGGCTGGTACTACTGCGGCTGCTACTGAGACAACTCGTAAGGTTGCTGCGTGGGCTACTGCTGCTTCGGGTTCGATTGCTACTTCAGCAACTTTGGAGTGGACGAATGTGGCTGCTACAGAAACGTTTACGCATTGGTCTATGTGGGATGCTTCTACTGCTGGTAACTGTTTGTGGACTGGTGCGTTGTCGTCGTCTGCTGCTGTGACTGCTGGCGATACTTTTCAAATCACCGCACTCACACTGTCGCTCGACTAGGTAGGTAGCCCCTAGTGGCTATAACTGCTGTTACGGGCTTTACAGAACCGTTTAAGAACACTCACCCGTACTATAGGTATGGGTATGTTAATGCCACACGCACGGCTTCTGGTAGTGGTGTTGGTACTCAAACTGCGAGCGGTGCAAGGGCTATTGTTGTTACTGCTACAGCATCAGGGTTAGGTACTGCTTCTTCTACAGCAAGCGTTCTTCGTGCAAGGTCTGCTACTGGCAGTGGTGTTGGTGATGCTACTGCGGTAGCACTCAAGGTTCTTTTACGGACTGCCACAGGTTCTGGTGTGGGAACAATGGATTCCACAGGGCTACATATATCTCCGCGCACAGCATCGGGTTCTGGTGATGGTACTTCGTCAACAACAACAGCAATCATCTATGTGCGAACTGGCACAGCATCAGGTACAGGTTCTGCTACTACAATCAGTATCCATGTTGTTATTAGAACTGGCACGGGCGCGGGAGATGGAACGTCAACTACGACTTCCTACCTCACGGCTATCCGTACATCGTCGGGTTCGGGTGAGGGAACATCGACAACGGTTGGCGCAAGAGCACTATTTAGAACGGGTACAGGTTCAGGTTTAGGTTCAGGCACAGCCGATTGGGATAAGTCGCACATCTTCCGTGTTCCAACAACCAGCACATATCCGTTTGCTCAACGCCTCGGAGAATCATCTGCTGACCGATTGTTCTCTTTCGTGCCACAAGGTATACGCCAATACAACCTGTTCAAACTTACAGATGGCTCATACCAGATAACTGACCCACGTATGCCTGAACGCATAGTCAAGGTGTACTACGGTGGGCATGATAACTTCTTAGATGCTACTGAGATAGCAGAACTTACAGCAGCGGGATACGGAGCGAGCATAACCTGATGGCAACTTTTAGACCACCCACCGATGATTTCGTTGTACCAGTAATCATCTCCAGTGTTTACAACCAAGGGCAACTTTCTAAAGAGGAACGTATGGCTAACCGTTTAGGTAACCGCATCGTACCGTCTGCTAGAGGTCGCAACATATATCTTTTAACAGATGGGTCATACACAGATAACCAGCCTTCAACGTTTGCTGTTGTTTCTAAAACCTATTACGGTGGGCATGACATTGAGATTGATGCCGCAGAACAAGCATCGTTAACGGCTGCAGGATACGGAGCGTACATTTCGTGAAACATCAAGAAACACATCCCGACCTAGATGTCGAAGGATGCTTCGGTTGCCGTGTTGCAGGGGTGCGTATGGGTGTCAACACCACTACCAGTCGCGGGAGTAAGGTGGCAGAAATCAATACAACAGAACGTAACTGGAACAAAGATATGCCAGCATACAAACGTCTTCGTGCGGATGGTTTACAACCGAAGAAGATTGATGGTGCTGCCAACGTAGAGAAAAGAGCGCAAGAAGGATGGCAAGTGGAAACAGGGATTCTTCCAACTATTTAAATCTTGTTGGTGTCAACATCGAAAAGGTCGGTTACGGCAAAATGGTTGTTGGGCTACGCAATGCGTTATCGGAAAAGGTAACACTTGCCGAAGATGCCGAGCATGTTGTTTTTGCCTTAAGACCGAACCTGATTAAAGGCTGGCAACGTACACAGGTACCGCATTTGTTGACTATGTGGGAAACGAACTGGTTGCCACCAGAGTTCTCTGATTATCTACAAAACTTTAGTAAGGTGATTGTTCCTTCGTTGCATAACTGGGAACTGTTCTCACAATTCCATGATGATGTGCATATGATTCCGTTGGGTGTTGACCGTGCTATGTGGTGTCCGTCACAGGATAAACCTGAAGGTAAGTTCCGTATCATGTGCGGGGGTTCAGAGTGGTATCGCAAAGGCATGGATGTGGTATTGGAAGTGTTTAACAAGTTGCAGTTACCTGACGCTGAACTCCATATCAAGATTGTTCCGCCGCATCTGTTCGCACCCAAAGACTTGGAATACCCGAACGTAATAGTGCACCGTGACTGGCTGACCGTGGAACAAGAACGTGACCTAGTTCGTTCAATGCACGGGTTTATATCTGTGTCCCGTGGTGAAGGGTTTGGGTTGATGCCGTTACAGGCAATCTCTGCTGGTATCCCAACCATCCTTTCTGATGCTCATGGTCATCGAGAGTTCTCCAACCTTGCCACCCATCGCATACCCACGACCAGCGTCCCTACCGCTAAAGGTGTTTGGCAGGACATGGGTGACTGGGATGAACCTGACCCTGAAGCACTCGCTGAAGCCATCAAAGATTTGTACAACAACCGTGACAAGTACCGTCGTCAGGCAAACCTGACAGCCCCACAAACAGCAGCGTTCAACTGGAACACAGCCGCCGACCAGTTGCTACATATCGTTAAACCATCTGCGAAACAGATACCATTTGACTGGATGCCGTTAGAACCCACATGCGAAATACAGGTGTCACGCCGTGTTCAAGCCAGTATTGGCGGTCATACTGTGAAGATGGTTCCTGGGGAAATGTATACTGTAGTGTTGAATGTGCGCGACACTTTGCGTGAATCAGGATATTTATTGGAGGCAGTATGAAATCTAAACCAGTTTGGGATACACCTAATCCTAAAAAGAAATCCACAAAACTGTCCCCAAAGAAGAAGGCTGCTGCGAAGGCTTCGGCTAAAGCGGCAGGTCGTCCGTACCCTAATTTGATTGACAACATGGCAGCAGCGAAGAAAAAGTAATGGCTAAGACTGCTGCATGGCAACGCAAAGAAGGCAAGAACCCTGCTGGCGGATTAAACGCTAAAGGTCGAGCCTCCGCCAAAGCACAAGGTATGAACCTGAAGCCACCTGTTTCTGCTGCCCAAGCAAAGGCTTCTCCTAAAGCGGCTGCCCGCCGTAAATCGTTTTGTGCACGCATGGGTGGTATGCCAGGTCCGATGAAAGATGCGAAAGGCAGACCGACTCGTAAGGCTTTGGCTTTACGTAAATGGGATTGCTAGTTCGTGGTAATCTGTTCGTCTCAACCTTGAAAGGAAAAGTTATGCCAATGGTCGGAAAAAAAGAATTTGGTTACGGTGCTAAAGGTATGGCAATGGCGAAAGCAGAAGCCAAGAAAACTGGTAAGCCGATGAAGATGGACAAGTCAAAAATGAAGGCTAAGAAAAAGAAGTAAATGACCACAGCAGCAACCGTCATTGATAGGACGTTGCGGCAACTACTGTCTGGAACGGTGGAGGCTCGTAACAAACTTGTCTCCACTATTACCAGTGCTGATACAAGTGTTACTGTCACGTACTCATTGGAAGGGTTGCGTGTCGGACAAGTTTTCCAAATAGATTCAGAACTGTTCTACATTTGGGCTGCTGACACTGGAACAAAAACTTTAACTGTGGAACGTGGCTACAACGGAACAACCGCTGCAGCGCACACCGCTGGTGCCATCGTTACCATCAACCCACGTTTCCCGCGGGCGCAATGCCTTGAAGCGTTGAACGACGAAATCTCCGACTTGTCCTCACCGATGCACGGACTGTTCCAAATCAAAACTTTAAACATCGATTACAACGGTTCAGATGTGATGATTAACTTGACAGGTGTCACAGCCATCATTGACATTGTGCAAGTGTCTGTTCGATACATGACCGACGACTATCCGATAGCCCGCAAGGTGCGTCTTGTGCGTGACCTTCCAACAGATGACTTTGCTTCAGGGTTCGCAATCCGTTTCGACCAAGGGGTATTCCCTGGCAGATTACGTGTCGTATACAAAGCACCATACGCAACTGCTGCAACTGAATCGGTGGATGTAAACAGTACGGGTGGTGTGCAGGAAACTCTCACAGATATTCTTGCTATCGGAACACAGATTCGTTTGATGTCACCACGCGAAGTGAAACGTAACTTCACCGAATCACAAGGCGATACCCGTCGCGCTGATGAGGTTGCTGTTGGTGCTGTGGGTAACAGTTTCAGCCAGTTGCAACGTTTGCGTCGTGACCGTATTCAAGCAGAAGCAGCAAGACTTTCGAGGGCGTACCCAACTTTTCTATCGAAGGATTAAACGGTGGCAGATAACCTTTTGCGTTTCACCGATGCGTTCTCTCAACCGCCGCCACGTTTCTTTGGTGGGGCAACTAGCACTTCTTTAGTTCCAGACATTTTTCCTATTGCTATTAACGGCAGACCGTTTCTTGTTGACCAGAAATCTAATCAGTTCACTAGAGGTTTTGAGCCGCGTGTCCGTGATTCTGTTGACCAGTCCACTAGCCCTGGTGAGGCTGCTATTAACCCTCAAGGGTTGTGGCGTAGAGGTGAAACTTCTTGGCATTATGGTGCAGGTCAAAAGTATGCGGATACTGCTGAGGCACAGGATTACAGATTCTTTTCGTCTAAAGGTGTAAACCCGTGGACTAAGGGTCAGGTGACTTTATTAAACACGGTTAAGGAGTCGTTGAACTCTTCGAACACTAACCTTCTGATTGCTGCTACCGATACCCGTGTGTATGTGCTTGACGGTGCAACATTGAAATACAGCACCGACCCTTTTGCTTCTAGCCCAACATCGATTTCTGCTACAGGTCTGCCAGCAGCCACGCCACGTGACATGGCTACCGATGGAACAAACATTTATCTTACTTACGCTGGATTGACCAACAGTTTCGGGTTGTGGAAATACACGGCAGCAGGAGTAGCATCAAACGTCGCTTACGGACACGAACTATATTATGTAGATTTTGTTAAGGGACATCTCATGGTTTCTGGTGATTCTGCAAGCGGGAACGCCAGGGACTTGTACTACGACCCGACAGGCAACATCGGTGGGGATGACTACGAACATCCGATAGCGACATGGAACTGGACAAGTTTCGCTGCTGGACAAAACGCTATCTACGTATCAGGGTACGCAGGCACGCGCGGCGCAGTCTACAAAATCACAATGAAAACCGATGGCACGCTAGACATACCTATTGTTGCTTTGGAACTTCCATCAGGTGAAATTCCTACA